GAATTACAAACATTACTGAACAATCTGGTAGTATATCTAAATTCCGACTAACTCCGGACCCAAGCGAGAAAATTTATGGCAAATGTAGACAAATCGATCGGCGCAGGTGGCGCTACCGCAATCCAAGATGGTATTTATCAGGCGGGGTTCGATATGCCGACTGAAGATGGGTATATTGAGGTCGAATTGGCCGCGGACTCGGAAGATGCGGCGCAAGAAGCGTTAGAAGACGCCTTAGAGATGGCTGATGAGGTCAAAGAAGCTGAATTTCGCCAGAATCTCGCTGAAAAAATCGATGAGAAAGAGCTTGATGCACTCGCAAATGAGTTAATTAGTAACTACGACGACGATCTTAACTCCCGTACGGAATGGGAGAAAATGTACAAGGAAGGTCTGGAGTTATTGGGCCTTAAGATTGATGAGCGCACGGAACCGTGGGATGGCGCTTGCGGTGTTTATCACCCGATGCTGTCTGAAGCGGTGGTTCGATTCCAAGCTGAGACCATTACAGAGACATTTCCAGCCTCTGGCCCTGTTAAAACACAGATCATTGGGCGACAGACCAAGGAAAAAGAAGACGCGGCTATGCGCGTCCAGAACGATATGAACTGGCGTTTGACTGAACAGATGCCTGAGTACCGCCAAGAACACGAGCGTATGCTCTACAACCTGCCAATTTCAGGTTCGGCGTTTAAGAAAGTGTACTTTGACCCGTCACTAGGTCGTCAAACATCCGTATTCCTCGCAGCAGAAGACTTTGTTATCAGTTATGGGCTGTCGGATATCACAACAGCTCAACGATATACCCACCGGATGCGTAAAACCGAGAACGATATTAAGAAGTTGCAGGTAGCAGGCTTCTATCGTGACGTTGATCTGGGTGACCCAGAACGTATTTTGGATGAGTTGACCAAAGAGAAAGATAAGTTGATCGGTTGGTCTGGTAACAAAGACGACCGCTTTGAAGTTCTCGAGATGCACGTTGAGTTGGATCTTCCGGGTTATGAGGATGAAGACGGTATCGCACGCCCGTATGTAGTGACCATCAACAAGTCTAATGGGAAAGTGCTATCGATCTACCGCAACTGGGAGATGGACGATGAGTGGAAGAAGAAGCGCGATTACTTCGTTCATTACCAATACATTGTTGGTTTTGGGTTTTATGGCTTTGGTCTTATCCATTTGGTTGGTGGACACGCCAAGTCTGCGACTAGCCTGCTCCGTCAGCTTGTTGATGCTGGCACATTATCTAATCTCCCGGGAGGCTTGAAGAGCCGCGGTTTGCGTATTAAGGGTGATGACACCCCAATCGCTCCGGGTGAATGGCGAGACGTTGATGTACCGGGGGGCGCGATTCGCGACAACATCCTTCCGCTGCCGTATAAAGAACCAAGTCAAGTTCTAGCCGCACTACTGGCAACCATTGTTGAAGATGGCCGTCGCTTCGCTTCTGTGGCTGACCTGAAGATCTCTGACATGAGCGCTAACGCACCTGTCGGCACCACACTGGCTTTGATTGAGCGTAGCCTGAAGGTAATGAGTGCTGTACAAGCCCGTGTTCACGCTGCAATGCGCCAAGAGTTCAAGCTGCTGAAGAAGATCATCGCAGAAACTACGTCGGACGAATACGACTATGATGTGGACCCCGATCGTGCTGTTAAGGAAGACGATTATGAGATCGTTGAGATTCTCCCAGTTTCAGACCCTAACGCCGCTACGATGGCTCAGCGCATCATGCAGTATCAAGCCGCTACACAGCTGTCTACCCAAGCCCCACAGATCTTCGATTTACCAGAACTCTACCGCGACATGCTACGCACACTTGGCCTGAAGAACGCAGATAAGATCATCCCGTTGAAGGACGCGATGAAGCCAAAAGATCCTGTGGCGGAGAATATGGCAGTTCTGATGAGTAAACCTGTGAAAGCATTTGCTTATCAAGATCATGAGGCGCACATTAAGGTCCACACAACCGCGATGCAAGATCCAAAGCTCCAGATGATCATCGGTCAGAACCCTAACGCTGTAATGATGCAACAGGCAATGCAGGCCCATATTGCAGAACACGTCGCTTACGCATATCGCAACGAGCTTGAGAAGATGTTGGGCGTCCAACTCCCTGATCCAGAACAAGAGATCCCACCAGAAATCGAGTATCAGCTGTCTAGTGTTGTGGCTCAAGCCGCGGATAAACTGCTGGCTAAGGATCAGAACGAGATGGCGAAGCAGCAAGCCATGCAACAGGCCCAAGACCCTCTCATCCAGATGCAGCAACAAGAGCTACAGTTGAAGTCGCAAGAGCTACAGTTGAAAGCGAAGATGCACGAGGACACCATGCAGGTCCGACTGATCGAACAGCAGGTGAAGAAGGAGCTAGAGGACGCACGTCTGAAGGCCCAAGCTAACGTCGAAGGCGCAAAACTAGGCGCTAAGATCGCTTATGACAAGGATAAGCTCCAAACCGAATCACGTCTCGCAGGTACAAAGTTAGGTGTTGACATCGCCAAATCTAAAGACCAGATGCGCACACAACGTGAAGTCGCCGCACAAAACCGTCAAGCACAAACATTCCGCAAGGAAAAACCTAAAGGAGAATAACTGTGGACAACCTATACCTGTCCTTCGTCGAGTATTACAAAAAGACGCTTCGGGCAGAGCTAAACCAGTTAGCTGATGATCTTGCATCAGATAATTGCCGCACGATTGAGGAGTACAAGCACTACACAGGCCGCATCCGCGGTATCGCGTACGCAGAAAGTGTTTTCGAGGAGTTGGTCAAACAACTTCAAGAGAAGGAGTAGTACCAGTTTTTGGTACGGTCGTACCAGTTTTTGGTACGTTTTTACGACGCAAGTCGCTTTAGGAGTAATAGATGTCTGATCTGATCCTGCCCCCTGAGGGGCTAGTTCTACCACCGGGGGTAAAGAATCCGGAGGAGCAAACCCAAGAGCAGAAGGCTAAGCAGTTACCAGAACCAACCGGCTACAAGATGCTTGTTGCACTACCTGATGTTGAGGAAGCATTTGAAGGCGGCATTCTGAAAGCCGATGTAACTCGCCAAGCAGAAGAAGTAACTACGGTTGTCGCATTTGTCATCAAGATGGGTCCGGACTGTTATAAGGACTCGGCTAAGTTCCCAACTGGCCCTTGGTGTAAAGAAGGTGACTTCGTTATTCTTCGCGCTTACTCAGGTACCCGCCTTAAGGTGCACAACAAAGAGTTCCGTCTCATTAACGATGATTCGGTTGAAGCAGTAGTTCAAGATCCCCGCGGCATCACCCGCGCTGGCTAACATGGAGGAACACCATGCCTAAAGAAGACCAAGTAGAGTACGAATTAGATCCCATCGAACCTTTTGAGGCCGGTGGTCAAGTTGAGGAATCTAACGAGGATGAGGCTGAAGTCGAGATTATCGATGACACCCCAGCTCAGGACCGCAACAAGAAACCCCTGAACAAGAACCCGGAACCGACTGAGGAAGAGCTAGAAGCTTACTCCGACGGCGTTAAGAAGCGTATCAATGAGTTACGTCATGGTTACCATGATGAGCGTCGCGCCAAAGAAGCCGCCCTCCGGGAACGAGAAGAACTCGCCGCATTTGCTCAAAAGTTGTTGCAGGAAAAGCAAGAACTGCAAAGACGGTACGTAGCTGGTGAAGAGTTCGCCGTATCTCAGTTTAAGGAAAAAGCTGTTATCACGCTTGAGTCCGCTAAGAAGCAATATAAGGATGCTTTCGAGGCTGGCGATGTAGAAGCGATGGCTACCGCACAAGAACGAATGATGGAAGCGGCCCTTGAACGTAAGAAATACGAAGAATGGCGGCCACAACAGTTGCCAAACGACGAAAATTATGAAACTATTCAGTCAGTTAAACAAACACGCACTGAAGCACCGAAGCCTGACCCCCGTGCATCGACATGGGCAGAAGACAATAAGTGGTTCGGACAAGATGACGAGATGACGGCTTTTGCCTACGGTGTACATGACCGACTGGTGAAGGCAGGTGTTGATCCTCGCGTCGAACCTGATCTTTATTACCGCAAGATTGATGAACGGATGCGGGAAGTATTCCCGGATAAGTTCGAGGCTTCTCCAAAGCCTATCAGTAAAAAACCCGCTACCGTCGTGGCTGGTGTGTCTCGTACACCCAACTCGTCAAAAAAGGTAGTGCTCTCTGCATCACAACAACGTGTTGCCAAGCGGCTCGGGCTAACGCCGCAGCAATATGCACAAGAACTCGCCAAACTGGAGGCGCAAAATGGTTGATAACCAAACCCCAAAACGCACACCTCGTGCCCTAGAAACCCGTGAGCAGGATGCTCGCCCAAAGACTTGGATGCCCGCAAGTACCTTACCGGTACCGCAGGAACAAGAGGGTTATAAATTCCGTTGGATTCGTCGTTCGATGCTTGGACAAGAAGACCCGACAAACGTCTCGAAGAAACGTCGAGAAGGTTGGGAACCAGTACGATCGGAAGATCACCCGGAATTATCTTTGTATCTCGACCAGAATGCCCGTACCTCTGGTTTGGTTGAAGTTGGCGGTCTGATTCTGTGTAAGATGCCGTCTGAGATGGTTCAACAGCGTAATCAATATTACGCCAAGGCTACTCAACAGCAAGCTGACGCAGTAGACAACAACTTCATGCGTGAAAATGATCCGCGAATGCCACTCTATAAAGAGAAAAATTCAAAGGTTACATTTGGTTCTGGTTCGTAAGAGCCGAAATTTCTTAATTTAAGGAGCTACATATGGCTGCTACTAGCACTCCCTATGGCCTGAAGCCGGTTAATCTGATCGGTGGTCAAGCCTTCAATGGTGGTGTAATTCGTGAAGTGAAGTTGTCTACGAATAACACTGTCGCTTTCTATACCGGTGATCTGATCCAACTGTCGTCGGCTGGCAACCCGCAACCTCTGGCTGCTACCATTACTACTGGCACTACTGCTGGTGTGATCGGTGTATGCGTAGGTGTTTCGTACGTTGACCCTAATCTGAAGTATCAAGTGTACGCTCAGACGCTTCCAGCTAACGCCATCACTGGTGGTTACACCAATGTCACTATCCACGTTTGCGACGATCCTGATCAGCTGTATCAGATCCAAGGTTCTGCCGCTTTCGGTACCCTGACCAACGGCGCTGCCGGTGCGATTGGTAAAAATGCTGCTCTGGGCAACTTCGGTGGCAACGCTACGACTGGCCTCTCGACCGTAAATCTGGTTGTTGGTGCTAACGGTGGCTCGCTGGCCTCGACCGCTACGCTCGCTATGCGTGTAGTTGATGTTGTTACTGCTACGGCTGGTGACGCATATCCGGACCTGATTGTTAAGTTCAATCAAGGTGCTCACTCGTACTACTTCGCCACTGGCGTATAAGGAGCTAATAAATGGCTATTTCTCGTTCACAACTACTTAAAGAGCTGCTCCCCGGCCTAAACGCGCTGTTCGGTATGGAATACAAGCGTTACGGTGAGCAACACAAAGAGATCTACGAAACCGAAACCTCGGAACGTAGCTTCGAAGAAGAAACCAAGCTGTCTGGCTTTGGCACGGCTCCGGTGAAGACCGAAGGCTCGGCTATCGCTTATGACAATGCTCAAGAAGCCTTTACCTCGCGCTATACGCACGAGACGATCGCTTTGGGTTTTAGCATCACTGAAGAAGCTGTCGAAGATAACCTGTACGACTCACTGTCGTCGCGTTATACCAAGGCTCTGGCTCGTTCGATGTCGTACACCAAGCAAGTTAAGGCTGCAAACGTCCTGAACAACGCTTTCAACAGCGCCTACAAGGGTGGTGATGGTGTAGCACTGTGCTCGGCTTCGCATCCTCTGGTTTCGGGTGGTGTTAACTCGAACGTCCCGGGTGTTGCTGCTGACCTGAACGAAACCTCGCTGGAAGATGCCGTGATTCAAATCGCTGCATGGACTGACGAACGCGGTCTGCTGATCGCCGCTAAGCCGAAGAAGCTGGTAATCGCTCCGAGCAATATGTTCGTTGCAACCCGCGTCCTCGAAACTGAACAGCGTCCAGCAACCGCTGACAACGATCTCAATGCGCTGAAGACCAACGGTTCGATTCCAGAAGGTTACACTGTTAACAACTTCTTGACCGACCCTGACGCATGGTTCCTTCTGACGGATGTACCTAACGGTCTGAAGCACTTTGTCCGTACGCCGCTCTCCACACAAATGGAAGGTGATTTTGATACTGGGAACGTCCGATACAAGGCTCGCGAGCGTTATTCATTTGGATGGTCGGACGCGTTGGGTCTGTACGGCAGTCAAGGCGCAGCCTAAGCAACAAATAAAAGCCTTGTAGTATAAGGCTTTGGAAGCCCCCCTCGTGGGGGCTTTTCTTTTTTCACGTTCTATGTTACTATTACGGCTAATATGACATAGGAGGTGTTATTCATGAGCGTAATTTACAAGATTACCTGTATCGAAAATCAAAAGTTTTATATTGGC